CCCGATGGGCTGAAGAAGTGATGGATGAGTTAGCTTCTTTCCCTAATGGAGACCACGACGACCTTGTTGACTCAAGCAGTCAGGCTCTGATGCGGTTTCGCTTGGGAGGCTTTATCTCCATCGATTCTGATGAAGAAGATGAGCCTTTTTACACCCGTAGAAAAGTAGAGTACTACTAAGGAACAATATGAGTATTGAAAAATCATTAAATCCCGCTCCATTAGGCTTAGATGCTTTGGAGATGGACGATGCCCCGGCAATGGAGATTGAGATTATCAATCCCGAGGGTCTCAAGATTGGTATTGATGGCGTAGAGATTGACCTTCTACCCGAGACCGATGAAGAAGACTTTTCAGACAACCTTGCCGAGTACATGGATGACAGTGAACTCCAGAAGATTGCCAGTGATCTGATTGAAATGGTAGACACAGACGTTAACTCCCGCAAAGATTGGGTGGAGATGTATGTCAAAGGTTTAGATGTATTGGGGATGAAGTATGAAGAAAGGACAGAGCCTTGGCTCGGCGCTTGCGGAGTTTTCTCGACTGTACTCACGGAGGCCGCTGTTCGCTTCCAATCTGAAACTATTATTGAAACGTTCCCTGCTCAAGGCCCAGTCAAAACGGAAATTATCGGTGCAATTGATAAACTTAAAGAAGAGGCGGCAGAGCGTGTCAGAGATGACATGAACTACAAGCTCACTGAAGGTATGCCTGAATACCGTCCTGAGCATGAAAGAATGTTGTACTCCCTAGGTCTGGCCGGAGCGGCCTTCAAGAAGGTTTACTACGATCCCTCCATGGGTCGTCAGGCATCCATCTTTATCCCTGCTGAAGATGTGATCATCCCCTACGGTGCTTCCAGTGCCATGACCTCCGAGCGTGTGACTCACATCATGCGTAAGACAAAGAACGATATCCGCAAGCTTCAGGTTTCCGGTTTCTATCTGGATGAAGACCTCGGAGATCCTCTCCAGTTCTACACGGACGTAGAGAAGAAGAAAGCCGAAGACCAAGGCTACAACCTATCCGATGATGACCGCTACCAGATCTATGAGATCCACGTAGACTACGACCTTCCGGGCTATGAAGATGAAGACGAGATTGCTCTTCCCTACGTCATTACCTTGGAGCGTGGGACTACAAAAATTCTTGCTATCCGACGTAACTGGGATGAAGATGATGAGCACCGTTTAAAGCGCCAGCATTTTGTCCAGTACACCTACGTACCCGGATTTGGTGCTTATGGTCTGGGTCTAATCCACCTGATTGGTGGATACGCTCGTGCAGGCACATCTATCATTCGTCAACTCGTAGACGCAGGCACTCTGTCTAATTTGCCCGGTGGATTGAAGACCCGTGGTCTAAGGATTAAGGACGACGATACTCCAATCAATCCCGGTGAGTTCCGAGATGTGGACGTACCAAGTGGTTCGGTCAAAGAGAACATCATGGCCCTGCCATACAAGGAACCCTCACAGGTTCTCTTGGCTCTCTTAAACCAGATCACAGACGAAGGCCGGAGACTTGGATCAATCGCAGATATGAACATCAGCGATATGTCTGCCAACGCCCCTGTAGGTACAACTCTAGCCCTGTTAGAGCGCCAGCTTAAGACAATGTCTGCGGTGCAGGCTCGTGTTCATTATTCAATGAAACAAGAGTTTAAACTGCTCAAAGCAATCATCAGAGACTACACCCCAGAGTCCTATGAGTACACACCTGTTGCAGGAACGCCACAGGCTAAACGCTCTGACTATGACATGGTGGATGTCATTCCCGTGTCAGATCCTAACAGCGCAACAATGGCTCAAAGGATCATGCAGTATCAAGCTGTAATCCAGTTGGCTCAAGGCGCTCCACAGATCTACAACTTACCCATCTTGCACCGCCAGATGATTGAGGTTCTAGGTATCAAGAACGCAGACAAGTTAGTTCCTATAGACGATGACATGACCCCCAGAGATCCTATCTCCGAGAACATGGCATTCCTTACAGGCAAACCAACCAAGGCCTTCATCTATCAGGATCATGATGCACACATAGCTGTACATACATCCATGATGCAGGATCCCATGGTTATGGGGCAAATGGGGCAAAACCCCATGGCTCAACAGATGCAGGCCGCAATCATGGCTCACGTAGCTGAACACATTGCGTTCCAGTACCGCTCCAAGATTGAGCAACGTCTGGGTGTCACCTTACCTAAGCCCAACATTGAAATGCCAGAGGACATTGAAGTTCAGTTGTCCAAGTTGGTTGCTCAGGCGGCGGCTCAGTTGCTCCAGATCAACAAGAACGAGGCGGCTCAGAAACAAGCCCAACAACAAATGCAAGACCCCGTCATGCAGATGCAACAGGCAGAGCTTCAGATCAAGCAACAAGATGCTCAAACCAAGGCTCAGAAGGTTCAGGGAGAGCTTGCCATCAAGCAAGCAGAACTGCAACTCAAAGCTCAAGATATGGCAACCAAACAAGGCGAAGACCCTGCCATGGCCGCACAGCGCCAGCAACAGGAAATTGCTATGGAAGCCATGAGACATCAGTCAGAAATGACCCGAGCGCAAGAAGAACACCAGCAAGCGTTGGCTCACAACCAACAGAAGCAAGATCTTGAAGCTAAACAAAAACTTCTTCAAATGATGCTTAACGCAAACAACAAACCGAAAGGTGAATGATGAATCCTCTGCTTGAAAGTTTAAACAAGAAGCTTGAAGAACACCTCAAGCAGTTGATTCAGATTGTCAGTGAGGGTGGTGCTAAATCCCACGATCACTACAAAGAACTGTGCGGCAATATCCGAGGTCTGCAAACCGCGCAGTATGAAATTGCTGACCTTGTGCGAAAAACGAAAGAGTATGAAGATGACTGACTTTGATGTTAGTGCGGTGGATCTGAGTGGAGTGCTTAACACCTCCGCAGAAGAGAAAGCCAAACAAGTGCCCGATCCGGCCACTTACCACCTCCTCTGTATGCTTCCCAAAGCAGAAGAAGAGTTCAGCGAAACAGGGATCCTTAAATCTGCAACGGCTATGTACCACGAGGAGCTTCTATCCCCCGTGTTATTTGTCGCCAAGATTGGCCCCGATGCTTTTGCAGATAAAGCCCGATTCCCTTCTGGCCCGTCCTGTAAGGTGGGAGACTTTGTGTTAGTACGTCCTAACACGGGAACCCGCATGAAGATTCACGGTACGGAGTGGAGACTCATTAATGACGACTCAGTGCAGGCGGTGGTTCAAGACCCCCGTGGCATCCAACGTCCAACTTAAGGAGAAATCATGGCTGAAATTGAAAAGACCGAATTTGAGTTCCCTGATGAGAAAGAAGAGAACCCCCGTAAGGGTGGGAAAGTCGTAGAGGCTGAGGCTGAACCAGAAATTGAGGTGGTAGACGATACCCCCGAAGAAGACCGGTACAGAACTCCTATGGCTGAACCCCCGCAGGATCCCACGGAAGAAGAGTTAGCGACCTATTCAGAAAGCGTAAAGAATAGGTTTAAACACTTTACCAAGGGTTACCACGAGGAACGAAGAGCTAAAGAAGCCGCTCAACGAGAAAAAGATGAGGCAATTAAGTTTGCTCATTCTTTGGTCGAAGAGAACAAAAAGCTTAAAGGTTCTGTTAATCAGGGACAGACTGTTCTACTGGAGCAGGCTAAGAAAGTTATTACAAGCGAGATTGAAGAGGCTAAACGCCTCTACAAGGAAGCTTACGAATCTGGAGACGCAGATAAGCTATTGGATGCTCAGGAAGCACTCACTACCGCTAGGATCCGCGCAGATAAAGTAAATAATTTCAAGCCTACCCCTTTACAGGAAGAAGAAACTCCTGTACAAATCGCACAACAGGCTCCACAGCCTGCACCCGTGGACGAAAAACTATCTGCATGGCAAGATCAAAATCGATGGTTCGGTAGTAACAAACGGATGACTTCATACGCCTTAGGGTTGCATGAAGAGCTTGTGGAGAGTGGTGTACGGGTTGGCAGTGACGAATACTATAAACGTATAGACACTGACATCCGCGAAAGATTCCCTGACCAAATTGGAGCCGGGGAGTCCGTTGATGCGAAACCTCAACGTACCAAATCCAATGTTGTTTCACCTGCAACCCGTAGTACAGCGCCTAAAAAGATCGTACTTACGCAGTCACAAGTGAATCTCGCCAAACGGTTAGGACTGACAAATGAACAGTATGCCCGTGCGGTTGCAAATGAAATGAGGAAATGAAAATGGAAAAATCTGCTCGTACAGGTCGTGACCTGAGTACCCGCGAAGTTATGGAACGTCCAAAACAATGGATGCCTCCAAAACTCCTACCTGATCCCGTTCCGGAGGAAGGTTATGCGTTTCGCTGGATTCGGATTGCGTCACTAGGGAAAGATGACCCCACGAACTATTCCTCGAAGCTTGCTGAGGGCTGGGAACCTGTTAAGGCTTCCGATCACCCCGAGATACGTCTGTTCAATGCTACGGCGGCGAAATTCCCAGACAGTATTGAAGTGGGAGGTTTGTTGCTTTGCAAAACCCCAGTAGAGTTTACTGGTCAGCGTGATGCGTACTACCGCCAACAAGCGGAAGCGCAAATGCAGTCGGTAGACAATACTTACATGCGAGAGAACGATCCGAGGATGCCTATGTTTAAAGAACGTAAGTCCACGGTCACTTTCGGTAAAGGTGTTTAACTTTTTGGAGTCTATAGATGGCATACCCTACCATTGACAAGACGTATGGTTTCAAGCCAGTCAATCGCATTGACGGCCTACCCTACGCCGGAGCGATCCGTCAAATCCCAATCGCGCCTGCCTACGCAACAGCAATCCTGAACGGTGATACCGTTAAAGTTGATACAAATGGCTACATTGTTGCCGCTAGTACTACTACTTCAGGAAACATTGTTGGTGTTTTGGTTGGTTGTTCTTACACTAACTCATTGAGCCAGCCTACATTCCAGCAGTACTATCCTGCGGCGACCTCAACATCTACAAACATGGCTTTTGCCTTTGTTGTGGATGATCCTATGGCGGCTTTCAAAGTCTGCGCCACAGTTGTTGGTTCTACCACTCCCACAGCTTATAGCCGTGCGATTGTTGGTTCTAACGTTGCTTTGGTTGCAAACGTTGGCTCCACCACCACAGGTGACTCGTATTATGGTATTGACGGTTCTTCCGCCGCTACCACCAATACGCTTCCCGTTCGCGTGATCGACGTTGTTGCCGATACAGCTACAGGCAATGCCAATGTAGCCGCTACGACTTACTACGAGTTCATCGTTAAGTTCAACACAAATCAGTATAACAATACTGAAGGCATCTAAGGAGCTAAATCATGGCTATTTCACGCGCACAACTACTGAAAGAGTTGCTCCCCGGCCTGAACGCATTGTTTGGTCTGGAGTACGCTAAATACGGCGAAGAGCACAAAGAGATCTACGAAACAGAGACATCTGAGCGTAGCTTTGAAGAAGAGACAAAACTGTCTGGTTTCTCTGCCGCACCGGTCAAAAACGAGGGTTCTGCCATCGCTTATGACAATGCACAGGAAGCATGGACTGCACGTTACACCCACGAAACCATTGCGATGGGCTTCTCCATCACAGAGGAAGCTGTGGAAGATAACTTGTATGACTCTTTGTCTTCA